AAAGTTACCCGTGATTTTGCCCGTAGTTTGAATGGTGATTTCACCGGTATTGACCTGCACACCACGGTAGATAAACACCTGGCCAACATCTTCATAGACTTTAACCAAGGTCAGCGATTTACGAATACCTCCACCAAAGCTTAACGAGTTTGTGGCCCAGTTATTGAAGGCCAGCACACTCAGGAATAAATCAAAAGTGCCAAGTGATAATTCAAATTCCAGTTGGCCAGTGACTTCAGCTTCAGTTACCGAAGCGCCTTGGCGGAAACGTGAATCAACTACCTCATTGCTTTGCTCTGTAGATACATTTTCAGATAATCCATCGGAAACACGGCGAACGGTGTACCACACCGGATTTGCTGGAGTAGTTCCGAGTACTGCCTCTTCACAAGCATATAACCGGATTTTTGCGCCTGAACTCATTTATTGTTCTCCAAAATTTAGACATTAAAAAAACCCGCTGATTAAGCGGGCTATTAAAGTGATTCGTTTGTCTGCTCTTCATTGATTTCGGGAGGTTCCATCCCTGTCATGGCATCAGCCACTGCCTTAGCCAGATTGGTTGGCTGGAACTCAACTGGTGTTTCAGGAAATGGCTCATCCGGTTCCCGTTCAGGCTCAGGCAAACTATTAAGTCGAATGCTAATAAACCGGCTTTCTGGAATATCCATCGGATTATCAAGATCAGAAACAATAGATGCAGATTCAAAGTCGAATTTTTTCTTATAGGTCTTAATGGAAATATCACCATTTTCTAAAGTCTGATATTCGACACTGACAAGAATATTTCCTTTGGCATCTTTTGGCATCTCGATGTACCAACCTTGTTCTGCAAAGCCTGTAGAACCTTGTAAAAGATAACATCCTACGTCATTCCGGAAGAACTTAATTTCTTGTTCCTCAGCCTCACCATTTGGTTCGATTCGATCAGCATAAAGATTAACTACTGGAGAAGCGGCCTTAATAAAACCATTTGAATCTGTTTGCGTATTACTCTCATCCAGAATTTTAAAATAACGCTTAACCTTCATTGAACCAGAGTTAACCGTCATAGTCCCATGATATAAACTATGGCGCACATTCATCGGGTACATCATGGCATGTGCATTTGCCACTCCCACAGTAAAGTACTGCGCGGCAAATGTCCCTGCAGGTAAACCAATTGCATCACCTACTCCTTCGCCATGTCCCGTAGAATCTCCACCAGTACATCGAATTACCTGGCCATTATTGTATTCAGCAATGCTAAGAGGAACCCGACCATAATCTGGAGTATTGGTACCTAAACCGAAAGCTCCAACAGCCATTAGATCACCTGAATTCACCCCAACGTTATATGATGCTGCTGAACCTAAACTTACCGGGGAAGATGCTGTTACACCATATCGCCAAGGTGTGTAATTGCCATCAGAGCCAGCAGTTCTTATAGCAAAGTCTGAACTAACTCCATAAGAATATGCAATTTGAAGTTTTCCAGCTGCAGTCGAAAATGTTCCTTTGGTTTCCAAATAGAATAAATTACTTTGCAAGCCTGTAGGTCTGTTTGCCATTTCTCCAATTGAACGAGCAAGTAAGACCCTTGAACCTGTTGGCGCTTCATTCAGATCTGCAAATGGAGGTGGTGGTGGATTTGCTCCAGTACCAGACCAGTAAATATCTACGCCATTGGAATAAGCTGCTTTAAAAGTATCTCTCGCAACAGGAATATTATAACCATCAGCGCCAATATTTGCTTTTGCTGCTGCTCCCGCACCTTGGACTTGGGAAATATCCGGTGTCAAATTTGGAATGCCTGAGGCAAAGGGCAACATAAACTGTAACTTACCAGGTGCGGCATTATAGGGAAAAGGTCGATGCTCCCAGTTAAACTTAAAAACGAGATTGGCCATTATGCTGTCACCCCCTCAATGACCTGAAACGTCAAAGTCTCAGAATGTTGAGTTACACCGTTCACCACGGCCTTAAGATCCATCTGGACCAGTCCCAGTGGCCATGCTGCGGTACTGGCTCCCGACTTCACATTCAACCAGCCTTTCTGTGTAGCCTGGTTTAATGCAGCACAAGTTAGAGTTGCCACGGCAGCACCGGTATCCAGCGCTTTTACTTGTGAAGTAAATGCATAACCAGTCAGGTTAATCGCACGGCGAACATCGTCCGGTGGAAATTGCAGAGTCTCATCCATATCGACAAGCTGCAAATTCAGGTTAAAGGTGTCACCGCGCTTAAAAACAAAATTGCTCATAAGTGATTCCTATAGACATAAAAAAACCACCGTTGAGGTGGTAAGTGATAAAAAATATTCAAACTGGTTTAATTGATTTTATAGCCGATCGTTACGTTGAACTGGATGAAATCGCTATCCTTGCCTGCATTGATCGACTGCCCCTGCAAACACTCAAGATGATCAATATTGAAATACTCGAAATGAGCCAGTAATGCATCACTGAGTTCGGTAATCGCTTTCTCTCCCGTATGCTGCCGGTCGAAGCATTGAATCATGATATTGCCGGTTCGCCGTGTGCATGGCTTGTCAGCTATACCTGAAATAAAGCTTGATCCACCAGCAATCGTTAAACGACACCACAGGCCATTTTTAGGCACTTTAAATTCTGGTGCATTCGGATACTGGATCCGCGATTGATCGATACCAGTAAAGCCCTGCATGCGAGCAATGATGGCTTGTCTTGCTTGTTCAAGTGTCATTGCCATATTAGCCACCGTACTTTTGAGAGATAAAGTTAAATGTGGTGCTATAGATGCCCTGAGGTGCCTGATCAGACCACCCATTTTCCAGACGTTCTGCATATGGAAGATTGTTCTGGATATAGACCAGATTTCCCAGTTTGATTTTAACTGCCTGAATTGCAGCATCCTGATTAGCATTTACCTCAGGTTCACGTATACCCATATCAGCAGATCCGATAGAGACAATGTGAGAAGCACGATAAGCACCAGTGTCAACTGGACTTGAAACAACCAGGGACTGAACTGTATCCATCACAATATTTTTTATATGCGTTTCTGAACCGCTGACGATCTGCACGGCGAATTCAGTTGGCTTTTTTCCTTTCCAGCTCATAGATGACTCTCAAAGTGCTTATAGTCAAAACGACCTAGACACATGAAATCATGTGAAAAGAAGAGTTTTTTAACAATAAGATATTAAATATGCTTAATCTAATAGATTAATTCAACAACAAAAAAATGAACCATATAAATTATTAGAAAAAGCAAAACTGAACAGACAGCTCCTATTAGAACCGTAGCCTGCATTGAATTAGATGGATTATTTTCAGGTTTTCGTGCATATATAATAGGATTTTCAGCATTTTTAATTTTCTCCTCTGCGATCTTGTAATGTCTTTGTCCCACTCTTATAAAATATAAAAAACAGAGAATTGGAAGAATAATTGATAAATAAAAAATGATTGAATCAACTGAGAGTAAGTTATTGATCGCATCATCACATTTATAGAAATATTGACGCTCCTCTAAACTTAATTTTTTGATTATTTCAGAAGAAGAGTGATTAAAATCAAAATTCTCACGACAGATAGATATAAACTGATCTTTACTATTAAATAAACTACCTGAACTACTCCCACTACTTCGAATAGGTACACCAGCAACTGAAGACATAATACTATTAGGATAATAAAAAACTAAATTTTATTGATTTCAGATAAATTGGCAACTTAAACCTTTCTCAACTGACATTTCCAGATTGTTTTTGCCGGATCTTGTTGAATATGTATGACTCGAAACTTGCCAAGAGGTGTAAACCACTCATCATCAATTTTCGGTACCATGGTTACTTCATTCTGCAGAACAACCGCCTTTTTATCGGTGGCCAAGACTCCCAACGTCTGGATCTCGTATTGATTGTATGAGCCAAACAAGACACCACGGCCAGAATAGTTCTCTTTAATCGTCTTATGCGTTTCGGTCAGAGGATCCCAATCAGTTTTGATGATCCGCTCACAAGAAAAGGATTGTACGGCATCAGCCAGATCTTCATTAAATGCCTCGGCAATGTCTGCCTGCAGCTCATCACGTAAACCCATTAGATCCTCCGGATAAAGAATACTGAAGAACGTTTAGTGAATGGCTTAATCAGATCCTGAATGTATTGCTCAGTGGCATTCAGCTTTACTGATCCATCCTGGTATTCCTTTTCTGACTCCACCGTATCAGCCTTTACCTTTTTACGTTTTAAGGCCTGTTCCTGTCCTTGGTAGAGCTCACCCTTCATGATGGCCTTAATGATCTCGTATGAAGCTGTTTTTAGTGCCTTAGGCACTTGTGTCACATCTTCATAAGGTTTCACGTTACGGGCAATCAGATAGGCTTCTGCCTTTTGCAAATAATCAGCCTTATCACTGGCAGATAAAGCATCAAAGCCTTGTACATGTTCAATCGCTTCTTGTTCAGTGATAAAGCTCATGGATTATTCCTTTGGCTCTTGAGGAATGAGTGCAAGTAAATCGTCTTTACGGGTAACGCCGTCAAAAGAAATGCCTTTTTCAGTCAAGACAGCTTTGATTTCATCTACCTTCAGAGATGAATAATCAACAGGTTTATTCTGTTCCTGGTTATCACCTGCACCCGTTTGATTCTGATCACCCGCACCAGCTTCCAGCTCGGCAATACGCGCCTTCATTGCATCAGGATCATTTTTGAATGCAATAAACTCACCTTTTACGCCTGCCAGTTGCTCTTCAAGTTCATTCACTTTTTGTTGTGTCATTTGTCGTTCCCGTGCTCGGTTAAATGATGAAAGCCCCATATGAGGATCTCCAAAAAATTATTTAGGTTGCCTTCCCGTAATTACCGAAAGGCAAATACAATAAAAGCGGGATAACCCACCTTTTCGTTATTTGATCTTGTGCTTAAATGCCACGATCCGGATCTGTTTAGGATCGTATACACGCTCCCAGTTTGCGCCTTGGGCAAGACCAGCATTATTCGGTGCAATACCGGTAGCACCCGCCCACTTGATTCCACGAGGATGTAATACAAAGTGACGGCGGTTAATCAGAATGTCGGTACCAGCTAAGCTATCACGATCTGTTTCCACGCCAACCGGTGCACCGATATCCTGGAAGCCGATCGCTCCCTGGCCAAACAGGAATGAAGTGAATACATCACCGTCCACAGGCATGCCATCATCAACAATGACACGACGGTCCATAAAGGTTTTATAGAGCAATACGCCATCAGCATCACGGACCGTTTCAATCAGGCCTTGCTTAGACAATGCCGCCATCGTTGCCGAATGCATTGAGATCGCCGTCAATTTATCGACCGCATCGCCCAACTTATAAGACGCATCAACAAATGAGTGACCATCAATCACTGCAGCTGCGCCAGCACCTGCCGAGATATCATGCATGTTGCCTTCCATGCTTGCAGCACCGAATACACCTTTAAGCGTATTAACGGTGAAGCCTTGAAACTCACGTGCCCAGTAATCAGCAACCAAATCACTGATTGCACCTAATGGATCATCACCGGATAAAGCTTTAGCCAGATCATTGGCTCCCCATGCTTTACCACGTGCATGAAGGATTGCAATATCCTGACCTGATGTGATGTTGTTTACAGAAAGCGCTTTAGAATCTGATAGCACTTCTGACTCACCACTTAAATCATTCCAGAAAGGCATGTTAACGGTGCTACCACCTTTACTACCGAAAGCGATCTCAACATCAGGATCACCCACAATGCCGGATTGCCATAATGCAGATTTCTCTGCAGTTTTGTTTAATACGTATGGAGTAAATAGTTCAGGAACGATTACATCAGCAATTTTTGTTTCAGCCATTTGGCCTTCTCCTTAATTAAAGTTTAATACCGTGTTTTGCAGCAAGCTCTTTGGCCAACTGCGGATTGTCATTTCGTAATTGCGCAAGTTTGGTGAGATTCACAGAGCCATCTGATTTGAGGATGTCGACCTGACCTTTTGTATTGGTACTACCAGGTGCACCAGTTCCGTTTGGTTTTGGCCAGAAGTAAGGCTTTTGCTCGCGTAGGGATTCAACCCATTCTTTTGGTGATAATGGCGTCTTGCCATCTTTACCAATCACCACTTCGCCGCTTTCGTCCACCGCTACCGCTTTGCCGTCCTCATCTAGTACGAATTTAGACTGCGCAAGAAATGCGATATCTGCAGTCGCCTCTGGCAATGCTTCAAGCTCAACTGCAGCCTGGACAATCTGGCCTTGCACCACAGATTGCTTAAACTTATTTGCATAAGCTTCAGCATTGTTGGCTCGCGTTGTTTCGGCATTCAGCAAACGGGCATGTTCTTCACGCATCTTCTCGGTACGCTTCTGAATCACTTCGTTTACCTTGCCTTCAGCAATGAGCTTGGCTTCTTCGTCTTGGTCGAGTTGAGCAAACACCTTTTTCACAATTTCCGGATCGATACCCTCAAACTGTTTCTGCAGGCGTTGTAATTCGCGTTGTGCAGTCTTAGCGGCATCTCGCTCGCTTTGTAGTGCAGACTTCAAACCCTTCGGATCTTCATAGCCTTCTAGGTCAAGGCGAAACTTCCCGTTTTCCTCAACGTACAAAGCACGATGTTCTTCTTTGATCTGGTCCAGTGAATCCACAATAAATGGCAATGACATGTTCAAACCTCTCGTTTGATTAAGTTGAGCCTTATCTCAAGGCAATAAAAAACCGCCCGAAGGCGGTTTGTTTTTAAGATATTTTCCACGAAATTAGAGTGCTTTTACTTGATTACATAGTGACGAATAACAAGAATGATCGAATAGCAACCTAAAAACCGTAATTATCAAAAAGCTCATTATGGTTCCAATAATTACAGCAACAATTGTCGAACTTAATGAAAGCTCACCCGTCACCGCACTCAATTGTTCAAATAAAACCCACCCTAAAAATGTAAAAATTGATAAAAAAAGAAAAATAAATCCTAAATAAAAAAGGTGACTTACAATCATTCTCCAAGAATTTATTTTGATGGTCTTTAAAGAAATATCTATTGTAAAAATGGTTCTGTTTCTCACGAAAGACCAATAGTTTATTACTAGCATGTCATTAGGAAATATTTCTTTAAACAATAAAAACTCAGCGTAATTAGCATTTCCAGCTCCTGTTAATGCCCCAACACGCAGATCTTTTAAAATAGCTTTTTCATCTTCATCATAATCGTCATCACGCTCAATATCTTTAATATCTTTCAAAAATTGGCGATATCTATTGAAGATATCTTCTCCAACTTTTTGATTTTGTTTATTAGTAACGATATCAATAATGATTTTAGACTTTTCAATAAATGATAGATCCACTTTACCCTCTAAATAATTATTTGCTGCTTGGGCTACTTATTAAGAAGAAAAGTGGATATGAATTCAATATTCACATATTGAAAAGTTAATCATATTCTTGAGTTTTGATTGTGACGCTCGTAAATACATATTTATCGGGTCTATCAATCTCAGACACATCCGTAAAATTCAGGTAAATATCATGAATATTTACACCCGTCTCAATTTCAAACTTATTGACCAGTTCTGCAATCTGAACAGTTAAAGCCTTTTCCAGCTCTTCCTTGCGTTTCTTACACTCCACTATCGTAATATTTGACATTTGGAACCCTCTTTTAACTTTTTACAGTCCTAACTCTTTAAACTTTAGCTCATCCAGCTTTCTGAGATGTTCCAATGTGTAAAACCGCCCATCCGGATCAAAGAACTTGTCAAAATCAAACTTCCCCTCTTTATAGAGCTTGTACCGTTTCGGGCCTAACCACTCTTTCTGAAAGAAATCATCTGTTTTCTTAAAAAACTCTTTGAAAGTCGTATTTGCATCAATCTGGCCAATCAACTGATCCCGCTCGTCTTTTGGAATATCCTTTACTCGACGCTCATCCATCACAAAAGGACGCTCACCTATTAACAGACCATCTTTATCAACTGGTACCAGAATCGATCTACAGTTTGGATGAAGTGGCGGTACACGTCTGGCGGGATCATTGATCTCCCAAACTGAACCATCCAATGATGCACAGAGCTTTGATGTTCTCCCATCCAATGTGGCAATAAATCTTTCGTATTTAAAACCAAGCTGGACAAAACTTTCATGATAGGCCTGATTAGCAACATGGCTGCGTACAGTTCTCACTGTACGATCGATATCAGACTTACTGGTATTTAGAATGCCATCCTCATAATTCTGGCGTTTGGTACCACGGATCCGTTGGATGATTTCCTGATTGGTCTTGCCGCTGCTGATTCCATCCCGAATTACATACTCAACCTTTTGCCGGGCGCTTTCTGCAATCTTCAACAGCAGATCATCAACCAGCGCACCGCCTACCAGTGGCGTTTTCTTGGCTGAAGAATAAAGCTTATTGCCGTTCTGCTTTTTGATCTTGCCGCCGTATAGCCTGGCAGTGTAATTCACCTCATATACCGCCAAAGCTGCAGCTGATACGGCGAATACTTCAGGAATAGAAGTACTTAAACTGATAAACCACTGAGATATAAGATCTCGGATCTCTTTCAGATTGTTTGTGGTGTATTGGCCACCAGTTAAAGCCACCTTCTCGAAATCGTTCAACTCGTCTAACAGATCCCGAAGCTTTGAAAGCATCGCATCTGATTCTGAATTAAATAACCTGGTTAATTCATTCACCGATTGAGAGGAAGCTCGATATAAATAAGCCTGGTGCTGAGTGAGTACCTCAATCAGATTTTTTTGATCATTTGAAGCCATTTAGCCCTCCTTACAATGGCAGACTATCCCGCTCTTTTTCTACACGTAGCAACTCATCCTGATAATCATGTGCTGGCAATTTACCTGTAGCGATATATTCCCAATATGTCCTGAATGAGTTTTTACCCTGCAGTGCACCTTCATAAAGTTGCTTGGCCAGATTGATATCGTATTGCTGAACAATGAACTCAGGCTTCACCGTAAATGCGTATTTGGAAGGATCCAGCTTTAACCACTGGGCCGCATATTTAATGGCTTGTTCAATGGCTTCGGCGGCACACATCACAATACTGTGCAAACTGGCATGCTGATCATCCTGACGTGCACGGCGGGCTTCACCAGATTCTTGGCTATTGGTATCAATAACCTTGGCACCGGCTTCAAGCGCCGAGTTTTTCTGGGCATCCATTTCCTTCTTGGTCATCTCGATACCAGCACCTGAAATTTCAAGATAGCCGCATTCCGCTTCACCTGGTAAATCCCAGACCGCCATCACTCCAGTCACGCTGATATCAGTTCCATCATCCAATCCGCTGATCCATGGTTGTGGGTGCGCCGTATGGTGCAATGACTGGTAATAGTCTGCACTTAACTGGTAATACTTCAGCGCAGCTTTGGCCATGGTTAATAGCGGTACCGATCCGACATGCGGTGAGTTGTCTGTGGTACCGCAGAATACAAACGGCGTAAAGGAAAGCTGATTACCGCCGAGATCAGGTGTTTTATCTTCCGGTAAAGCCCCATCAAATAACCGAACTGTTAAAGCGCCGTCCTGCATAGATAAAACACGATGCACGGTTTTAGTATCATGGCCAAACTCATCTTCGCTATTATCAAACTGCTCCTCGAGCACCAACAGCTTTAAATCCTTACGACCACCAATACTGTTCTCTTTCCAGTTAATGATTGATAGTGCGTCATACATTGCAAAGTAAGGAACACCGTCGCCATCTACGTCCACCAATAAGCCGCAGCGACCACACTCCAGCAGTTCAACACATACGCGGATAAACAGCTGCTTAAGCCCAAAGCCGTCATTGGTCGCATTATTGATCAGCCCCTTAAGCAAAGAACTCTCAATCACGATATCAGGCTCAAGTTTCGAGACCAGACCGATCATGGTCCGTAATGAATCCTGAACCCATAATGGATACTGAGCACGGTTCACATATGCCTTATAGATCTCGCCTGTAGTATCTCCCTGCTTCTCGGCCTCAATCATGCCTGCAGACTTGGAAAGGTACTTTGTAGTGGCTTGCTTAATCTGCTCTTCGCCAGCAACGGCATCTCGCATCATCTGCCAGCTTTTTTGTGCAGCAATATACTGCGGATGTTTATCAGTAACTGCCATAAAAACACCATAAAAAAAGCACCTGTAATAGGTGCGTTGGTTAAGACATGCCTCGGATTTTTCGCATTCCAGCTGACTTTTTGTCGATCGGGAATAAATATGCGATTGGATAAGTACCCGCATCATTCATGTGGTCAAAGCCAGACTTCTTATCAGGCTGGCCATAATCATCATAGATCTGACGCTCCAGGCATTTTGCAAAGTGTGGACACTTGACCACGTTTACGAATAATCGACGCTCAGACAAGGTATTGCAGAGCATGCCATTCATTGAATTGATACGATCTTTCACAGCTGGGTTTCTGCTGTTGACGTGGACCTTAAATCCAGCCTTTCTGAGTAGCGCCAGATCCGTTTCACTGGCATTGCTAGACTTGCGGTTCTCACCCGAAGCATCGGGATAAACAGCAACCTCATGATCAGGATAGCGTTCCTGAATTGCATCAATCATTGCAGGGGTATCAAACAGGTTTACAAACTCATCAACCGCATGCATCTGCTCACCACGGCGAACATAGACCACTGCTGCCATCTTGGTAACGTTAAAGTCCATCCCGATGTGCAGTACATCATTCGGTTGAACTGTCTCATTGGATGCGCTTAACGTTCGATTAAAGCAATAGAAGATAACGCCCTGGTAACTTTCAAAGCTGGCCTCATATTCCTGGCTAAACGTCTTAGGATCCATCTTGCGTTTCGCAACGATGATCTCTGATTCAGGAATATTCCCACCCTGTAAGGAGGTATAAGAGAAACTCTTACAATCAGGCTCATGTCCAGGCTGCCCATCCATGAATGTGTCATAACAGTGGTTAAAGCCTTTGGGTGTCCCGATCCTTAATACATTTCCCCCAACCCGCTGTTCGCCGTTGACCACGTACTTACAGGTTGAAAGCATTGGTCGAAGTACTTCTTCCCATGCTGCCCATTTACAGTCGGCCCATTCATCAATAATTAAAAAGAATAAGCCAGATCCACGAAGGTCATCATAGTTATCCAGACCAACCACACGAATAACATGGCCACTTCTTAAAGTGATTGAACACTCGGTTTCATTTGGCTTGCCTGCTCTCCATGAGGCAGGAATGGCCTGTTTTAACCGTTTCCAGAATACCCGCTTGGCTTGCTTAAACGTGGGTGCTGCATACCAGATCTCATCTTCAACCGACACGTTCCATTGAGCGGCCAGTCTTGCTGCCCTGCGCATCTCGGCTTTGGCCAAGAACGTTTTACCGAAACGGCGGCCACAAACTGCATCACGGAAACGTGCTTCTTTCTGCCAGCCCCATAAATAGATATTGGCCTGTTTTGGGGTTAATTGAACTGAACCTTCTGGAGGATTAAAGAATTGGCTCATCTGGTATCTCCTCATCAGGATTCAAAACAAGTTTGTAATCCTCTCCAGGTGGACGATGCTCCGGTGGATTCACTTCACGCTGCAGCTTTTGCAGTTCTAGCTTTTTAATCTCAAGTTCTACATCAGCTTTGGTCTGGCCTGCTTCACCGCCGTTGCCTTGAGTTGGCTGGCCACCCTTCTTGTCATAAAACCCCTTCATGATTTTTTGCATCTGCTCAATAATCTGGAGTGTAAATTTGACGTTGTTTTTTTTAGACCAGAGAAGATCATTCAGGATCTTTAACTGAACAATGTCATTTGCGCCACTGATCTTATGGATCGGCTGCTCAAGATACTTTTCTCTAATGGCTTCAAATGCCTCTTTAAATTCCTTACTGAGATCTCGGCCAGCAACCTTAGTTGGATCGTATGTTTCAACCTGTTGACGTGAAACATCAATGTTAAATTCTTCCTTGACGAGCACCACTGTCTCTTGTGGGGTATTAAAGACGGCAAGTGATTGCACAATAAAGAGTTTTTGCTTTTTATTTAACGTCGCCATTTCTCTCTATCCGTCAAGGTACGTCAAGGAAACATGGCAAAAAAAATGAGCCAAACGGCTCAACTTATTAAACATGTCCCACAGCACTTGGAAATATTTACATCATTTACAAACGGCGCTTGCTTCGCCACTTCAACAAGTCGCTTCACGTCTTCGCTTGCTCCCCAACGTTTGACTACACCTACAAACTCTTCAACATCATGGCCAGCAAGATAATGCTTTGGCAGCCCTGTCATATCGCTATAGATTGGCTCGCCGTCTTCGGGATCTCGCTCGACTCCAATGTGATACAGCTCATGCTCGATCAATGCACAAAATTCACGATCCGAAGCTTGTTCGCAAAAACTGGCATCAATGGTAATGAGATATACCGGTACATAACCGAACCAGTCTCGCATCTGTTGCTCTTGTCGGGCTTTACGCCATCCGCCTTGGTTAAACATCACCTTTTCGCACTGGCCGAGCACCATACGCTTTTTGGCTACGCAAGCAGATGATGCCCACGCAAATGCAAGAAACTCTTCACTATCATGGATGAGTTCAGCAATATGATCATGATCCGGATTATGTAAAGGACCACCAATGGTTAAAAAGTTCTTTACCACCCAATCCATAAGATCCGGTGCAGGTGCTAAACGGATCGCCTCATCCTCTTCTGCTTTATCCATCAATTCCGTTGGTGGAAATGGTCTGATCTGGCTCATTGAATTTATGCCTTTTTAAACTTTTAAGCCATTGGTCAGCATGACTTGCTTCTATCTGCGTTGGTCCTGATTCATCAATCTTGTATCGAGTAGATGATTCAATACGTATAACGGTATAACCCTTTTCCCAAGCCTCATCATATTTATCCAGGCTCCAAGCTTTATTTGCCAATTTACCTTTACGTCCACCGGACCAAGGGCCACCAGAAATCTCTATTAAGATCCGGTGCTCAATAAGATGGAAGTCATAACGCCAATGCTTTGTTGATTTGAATTGGAATAATTTTTCGTACTTGATCTCTAATATCTGTAGAGCACGTTCCATATCTTGAAAGGTATCTAGATAGGCTTGTTTGGCTTTCGGCAGCGGCCTACTTTTAGGTTTGGTTTTGGGTGGATGCTTTTTGGTGAGTTGGAAATATTTTTGGTTATCCATAAATTTTGCCCATAAAAAAGAGCACCTAGGTGCTCTCTTACTATTACTGATTTTTGTATAAGGCAAAATTTATTGCCCTTTCATATGCTTCTTCTTTCAGTTCTGTGTATACAAAGAAATACTGCTCTTGTTTGGTAGCAGGATTATTAAGCCTCATTGGTTCATAACTATGAGTATCTAAATCATCAGGATCAACATCAAATGCATCCTTCTGCTGATCTCGCCATTCTCCACTTAAAACACCACCTACACACAACCATTTAGTTGAGTTGTCAGACATATATCCCTCTTGCAATTAGTGGATACAATCTTATACCACAGAAAATCAAAAGCCCTGCTAACACATATTATTAACAGGGCTGCTTGGGACGACATACGCTCGGATAGTTGATAGGCATTAACGCCGTACAATTAAGAAGACTATCTTTTGATAAGTTAAGTTTGATTAACTCCGAAGATGACTTTCAACTTTAAATGTTAAAGAAATTTTCAACTCTTTATCTAGGTAAACAATTCTGTTTACTTTCATCCTTTTTTTAAGTCTCTCTAAGGCGGCATCAACTTTAGCGGTAATCAATGTCTCTTCTTCCTGATCAAGATCTGGAATATATTTAATCACTTATTTAGTCCCTTAACGCATATGCTCATTGGCATTGATAAAGCATATTTATAAAATATACAAGTTTATTAAGGTTTTTTTAACAATGTATGAATTCATGAAAAAAAACCGCCGAAGCGGTTCTTTTCATTTTATATAGTAGCTACTACCATCTGAGCTATTAAAAACCCAATCTAATGTCGGGTAAATAATTTCACCTTTTATCAAAATATATTCAATTTTTGAACTTTGGACCCGTTTTCTTGAAAGTGTAATTTCAGTATTTTCCTCTAGATAGCATGCCTGTGCTCTTCTTTCGCTACCCTGATAATCAACAACTGTAATGTCTTTTAGCATCAATATGCTCCAGTTTAATCAATCATAGTATGCTTAGAAGTACATTTATACAAACTATAATTTTCTAACTATCAATTTTTATTATTTTGCAGAATTTTTAAAAGAATTCCTGAACAAAAATATATATGTGTGCTTTATGTACACCTAGTTGAAATTTATAGAGCATGTATCCGGCCTTTAACTGATAAGACTCAAGCAGTTATATATAATTGATTTTGTTTGTGAAATATTTCATCGAGATAAATCTTATCTGTAGCACATATCAACACATATAGATCTTAAAACTACCGTAGTGTAACGACTTTTAAAGCGTAGTATAGGCTCTCCACAGTGAAGTAAAGAAGATTAAAATGTCTGATTTTAAAGATTTTTCTAAAAAAGCTACAAAAGATAATGAAGCAAACCAGCAAGTTCAAGCAAATGAACATACCGAAGTTACCGCCCCTAACAAACCACAACCAGATACAACTGCCACCCCCGCTTCCGATCAAAACGATAAAGGGGTGCAACCTAATCACAATACATCTACACCGAGCTAAAAATCTAACTTAAAAATAAAGCCTTACAGTATTTTGTAAGGCTTTTTATTGTTATTTTATAAATTAATTTTTTAAGAACACCTTCATCATAACTTGCAAGTTCGTCTACACCAAAATCTTGGCAAATCCAAAACTATCTTAATACTCTCATAATGCGCTAATCATGTTATTACTATGAAAATAGAGCCAAATATATTTTTACAATACAAAAGACTTAGCGGATTATGATTCCAATCAAACTAACAACCTTACTTATCATGTAGATATTTTTCAATTCGCTCATATACATACTTTCGATCCAGGCTCTCAGGTATCCAAAAAATATGTTTAAGATGATGCTTCTCAAATACATTTCGGATATATTCTGTAGATTCCAACGTATCTATATTGGTAATTGTAAAACTATCTGATTTGTATTCTTCTATCGGTAGAATTTGGCCATCCAAAACACCAGAAATAAAAATATTCATTCTGTTGCACTCTGACAAAAAATCACTATAGCATGTAAAAAACCAAATATTTCATATCTAGATTTTACTTACATTTCAAATAATGTTATGTCTATGAAGATGTGCGATTTTCTATCTTTCAAATTTATAAATTTAATTTTTTTAATTACTTAAAGTATAACAATTGGATCGTATGAATTTCATTTCTAAAGAGTTATAAAAAATCTAAAAATATCATTTTTTCGAAAATCCACTTTTTGTTTTTCGCTGATTATTTTTAAGTTTTTTGGTATTTGCTATAGCTGCTCTCTGCCTTTTTTTCATCTTTTCTAAAGCAGATTCGGTTATGGCAATCATTAAGGATTGAAATTCTTGGTCTTCATTTGGAATATATTCAACCATGCAACTCCTCCTCAAGATAAAAGCAACTTATCTATAAAGAAGAATATTTCTGCTTAAGAAAAATCACACCTTATTCAATTTTATCAATAATATACTGCCTACCTATAAATCTTTTAAGCTGTTGTTGATTTATGGTAGGGGCTAAATTTAAATTAGTAATTCAAATTACATAAATATCTGTTTCCACTTGATCCCACAATGCCAATATCTGATCACGATGAACAATTGGTTCTTCTGTCTCAAGTATATAAAATGATTTTACTGTTCCTTGAAAGCTTATTTGCCTACGGGCATAGACACAAACAGGCCTAGCTATTCCGGTGTATGGGCTGTAAGGTTTAAGTATCTGAGCTTTATCCATTTCCTCTGTTTCGACTAAGGAACCAGACATATGACCACCAATGTAAAAAGTCATAACGACACCCTTCATTGATTAAATATAGATCAATTTTATTATAAATTAAATAAAAGTAATGGACGTATATTTAATATAAACAATTATTTTCAATGAACAAAAATCTAAAAAAACCAGCTAGTTGTAGCACAAAAAAGAAAACCTCCCGAAGAAGGTTTTTAGAGTTGGTCTGATTTAATCGAAGTATGTCTCAATATTAAAATACTTTTTAATGTATGCATTTGCCTTTAAAGCTTCATCAAACTTAATCTCGATTGACTCTTTATTGAGGCTGTTATGAGGCTTAAATTTTATATTGACGACATAAACCTCTGATTGTTTTGAAAAACCCGCACTTAGGACTTCACTAGCATTAATACAAGATCCATTTTTTAAATCTATGAACATTCTTCCCTCCTCTTTTTTCCTTTGTTTGTGAGTGATGATTAATTATGTTGATCTCTATAATCCTGACTATTAAAGTAAGTAGCGATATCTTCAGTAGACTTGGATTTAGAATAACTCCAAAGCAATTTCCTGAGCTCTGAATCAAAATCGATATCAGATCCTATATCAACAAAATACCTTGGTTTTCTTTTAATCTTACTTTCAGTGACATTCTCAACCAAACTTGCCAACCAAAGCTTATACTCATCTTTATGTTTATGGTGAGGTATTATGCTGATATCTAGATTTATTTTTCTGTCAGTACAGGTCTTAAAACAGTCTTCAACATCCACATCATGACACCGAAGCTTCAGTCCTGTATCTTTAAGTTCTTTCCTAAGCTGTAAAAATATCAAATCCAATAATTCTTGCGGGTCTGTTGAAAATTTATTTTCCACTTCAAGTTTTGAATATATTTTTTCAGCAATTTTTAAGTATTGAGGCATTTCCTCGCCCTCTAGAATAATTGTTGATTTAACAACAACCCATCTAAAGTAAACCTAACACCAGTCAAAAAGTGTAATTTTTAAACACTAACTTGTAATCTCTACAATACATTTGTATCAAAAATAAAAAAGCTCGCCAAATGCGAGCTTTCAATATTGGCCTTAAGTAGAACTTTGCCAACGTGACATAAATATGCCATAACTTGTGTACACAAGCAAGTACCTACCTTACCTGCAACTTGCATCAGGCTTCTGGTTATAGAAAATTGCCGTCATCTCATGAGTCAAATAATCTAAGAAAGCAAACTTTTCGGTTGGTTCCGGTGTTTCCACAAGCCAAAGCGAGTACTTCACTTCATTAAGCCAGTAAATTACAGTTTGATTCTTATGAATAATTCTCCCTTCTTCCATCTTTAATTCATTTATTACCTTTAAACACTCAACCAAGAACTTTGCTTTTTCTAATGGCTGATCTATTTGGTAAAAATTACTTCTAGAAATCTTATATACAGCATTACTAAAATCATAAATAGCTTGATCCGGAGTGGATTTCATAATGGTCACAGCAGAACCTAAGTCAGTTAAGCGAGTCTATAGAACTTTCAATTTTTTAGTATCTTTTATTGCAGTAAATCCGATTTTAAATTTGGATACCTGCCTGAGATGAATGCCAGCCCACATTTCATGTCTTGGCGAATCTGAATAGTAGAAGTCTCGAAAATTTCTGCTGCTTTCCTTAACTTTGTGTTATTGACACAGACACACCAGAGAACATCTAACCACTCTTGCAAAATCTGGCTTTCATGCTGTCTTAAATCTAAAATTATGCGCTGAAATGCTCTCGCTTCATTATCAGTGATCTGACAAGCAACTCCTTTTTGAAAGCTAGGCTCCTTAAAGCTTTCATCACTCATATATTGTGCAAATAGCTCATCTCGCTGCTTTTTGCTTAATTTCTTTTTAGGTAAGCATTTATAAAATTTCTGTCTATTTTCACTATCTCCATTAATCCATGCCCCAAATTGACGAAACCAGCCCTCAGTACTGTATTTTGTCCAATCTGTTGTTTGCATGATTGTTAATTTTGCGTTCATATTTTAAACCTCGCGTACATCAATATTTAGAACCGTTTTCATCAAATGCTTTTTATTTCTATAGCTGTCTTTCTTTCTGGTAGCAGCTGACTTCACATCTTCAACGACATACTCACCAACAGTGTTGTAGTAGGTGAAATCAGCAAAATAACGCAGTGCCGGCTTTGCCCGGTTTTCCCCTTCGAGCTTTGTTTTTGGCGCCAGTTCAAACTTAGTGTGATGTTCAAGGCCGGAAATCTCCCCACGCTGCTGCATAGCCTTAAGCTCGATGTACCGCTTGTGCTCTTTTTTGCTATCGAAGGTCATACCATCGCATTCGACCTTACTGGCATTGAACTTGTTGCGCTTAGCAGCTTTAGGTTGATGAGACAGCTTAAGGATTTCTTCGCGGTACTGGGCGAGACTCATTGAAGTCATAGGCCACCACCTAAATATATGAATGCGCTTTTAGCCACGATTGGAACTTGTCCATTTCCAATGGCTTTAAGTCTGTCCACCCGATGGGCCACCCCATTAGCCACTCGACCCAATCTGGGTTCAACCGACCACCATTTCCCCCTTGTGGAGAAACTGCCGTGTTCAGTCGTATTTGACGCCCCTTTGCTTTTCTTACCTCTAAAGTCTCGTTGCTCCATTTGTCTGCATCGGAAGCATTGGGTGTCGGAAAATTTGCAACAGCACCCGGCAAGCCGTTTCTCGGATGAGAGCTGATTCTCCCTCTTTTGTTCCAGTCCGAAGCTTTTGGTGTTGGCCACATATTGATGACAGTCTCCAATGCAGGAGATTTTCTGATGAAATCTGCTGGACTGATTCTCGGCTTTGCATCGGAGGCTTTGGGAGTAGGCAACAATCCAGAGCCTGTCGCGGATATGGGGCGCTCCAAAGTTAGATGCTGAAAAACGTGTCCAGTGCGCGTCATACCCCATTTGGGCAAGGTCACTGATGACTCGGGCAAGTCCTCTGGAAACAAGCATTGGTGAGTTTTCCACCCAGACTTCTCCAGGTCGAACTTCACTGATAATTCGTGCCATTTCTGACCAAAGTCCTGAACGTTCCCCATTGATCCCTGCGCCTTTTCCTGCAGATGAGATGTCCTGACATGGAAATCCGCCAGATATAACATCAACAATTCCGCGCCATGGTCTTCCGTCAAAAGATTTAATGTCAGACCAAATTGGGAAAGCCGGGAAAATTCCATCATTTTGTCGTTGCGCCAAAACTTGTGCGGCGTAGGCATCACGTTCAACTGCGCACACTGTTGTACATCCCATGAGATGCGATCCGAGTATTCCGCCACCAGCGCCTGCGAAAAGAGCCAACTCATTTAAACCACCTTTATTTTTAAATTTCTCACTCAAACTAACTGTCAACGGATTAAGAAGTTGATTCATGCTGCATCACCCTTATGCTCATTGCTGATGTTGATCAGGTACTCAGCCCACTTCTTGAGGTTTGCAGGATCTTTGAGCATTGAATCCAAACGCTTAGCCAGTTGTTCATAGCTTTCGTTACCATGTGAATATTTAGCGAACTCAGGTAAACGCGATAACTTGCTTGCAAAGAAATGTCTTTGTTTGTCAGTCAACGTGTCTTTGGATTTGGCTGGTTGCTTCTGTTTCGGTTGAGAAGAGTTTTTCAAACGGTCTTGTTTTGCTTTCGCTTCGAGTAACCAGTTTGCAAAGTGGTAAATCATGAGTTCATCACACAGGTTCTTTTCAGCATTGAATAATTCAAATGCTCTTAACTCACGGTTGAACCAGGTTGATGAGATGATTTCGTTTGTATCAATCTCAGGATTTGCTTGAGCAATCTCCAAACTCAATTTTTTTGAACAGAGCCAGTGGTTTTTATTTTTAGATTCTACTGATAGATTCTTTGATAGATTCCGTGTACCAATATTGGTACTGTTTAATGGAAATGTTGGTACTCTTTCATGGAAATGTTGGAACTGTTCCAATGTTGGTACTGTTTCAAAATCCGAGCCTTGGCTATCAAGGCTTTCATCATTTAAGTGTTCCAACGTTGGTACTGTTTGTTCACGACCTTGTATACCAATTAATCGGTACACAATTACCTGCTTGGTTCTACCTTTTCTCTCACCGGTATCAAAAATAACGCCTTCTTCAATCAGCTCTTCCAATATCTTAAAAAGCGTCTTCTTATTGATTTGGCAGTCCTCAGCTAATCGTCCTGTACTCGGATAACAGCAATGCTGCTCATCCGCTCGATCGGCCATGGATAGCAATACTAATTTCTTCAACGCTGGGGATGATCCACCTTTCACTTGGGTGAATTGCTTTTTCCAAGCCCAGACAGTTGCATCTAAACTCATAATTCATTCACCTTAGGTCTTAAATATCCGCCCATGTATTCAATCTTTTGGGCTTTATATAAACTCGTTTCAATTTCTCCGGCCAAATGCAAGGTAATGCGTCCACGACGTGCAAGTTGCTGTCTAAACTCTTCACGGGTTATTGCTGCATTCTCTTCGTTGTAGCCGCGCTTACGGAGATTGGCCTTGTTACGCTCAAGCAAGTCATGCAAAAGTTTCAATGCCGGTTCATACCAGGATTGGATCGCCTGAAGTTGTTTGTAATCTGGAAGCTTTGTATTCATGAAACCTCCGCTAGCACTTGCTCAATATCTGTCAGACGGCGTTGGGCATTCAACTCAGCAATTGAGGCATGGCGTAATTCAGATTCTGCTGCTGTAACACGTTGGCCATTAACCAAGATGGTGACTCCATTACTCTGGAGCCCACAAATATCCTGTACTGTGAAAAGCTCATCTGAGTCAAAAGTTCTGTTGATGAACTCAAGTGGTGTTTTAATTACAACCGTATCCCCCACAATAAAATCACTGTTGTGGGTTGATACTTCGTTTGATATATTGGTCATGTGATTTAATCTCCTTGGTTAATGAACACCAACCGCTAACCTGTGCGCGCAGGGAAGCGGTTTTTTATTGGTCCTGAATACAGGCATTAATTTGTTGCTCCAGCGTGGCAAGCAACACATGCATGTCGTGTATGACCTTGGCCATGTCGATTGCCTCACCTTTTGTTATTCGCCCATCCGCAAGCATTTCTCTAAACTGCTTACTTACGTTGCCTTTCTTAATACCGATATTTAGAAAAGTATCCATCAGGCAACTGTCTCTATGGCTCTCTGGTATATCCGGCAAGTCGATGGCAGCTTTGCCATGTTCTGCACAGATCGCCTGAAGTATTCGGAAATCCCCTGTTATGCCCATCAGCTTTGTCGCTTCAAGCAAAGTCAGGTGATGTGTTTCCGTGTTGGGGTTGACCTTGCTGTTGAGTACCGCTGGGCTTTTGATGCCCATACGTGAAGCAAGCGCATTTGCCCCGCCTTTAAAGTCGTGAACCGTGTGGTAAGCCGCATCTAATATGTTCATTGCGAGTCCTTTTGAACGTGTTTATTAGATGGCTCAATCATTACCATTTGGGTTAGGTAATGATTGAGCTGGATATAACGGTTCAAGACCACGTGCTAGATCAAGAACTTGGTACTGACGAGCCAATGGAATTCTTTCTTCATTCCATTGGCTAATTGCTTGCGTACTTATTTCTAACTTGTGGGCTAATTCAGTAACACTGCAATTCAGCAAAGTTAATGCTTCAATTTTGGTCATACACCAAACTCAAAAGTAATTTTTCTTACCTTTATTTAATCACATAAAACTTACCTTATCAAATGGTAAGATTTCTTACAAACAAATATGGCTTCAGACTATGGAAACTTTAGGTAATCGCTTAAAAAGCTTGAGAAAGTCTAAAAAACTAACTCAACAGCAAATTGCTGATGCAATAGGAGTTTCTAAAACTTCAGTAATTTATTGGGAAAAAGATGAGAACCTACCTAAACACGATAGTTTAATGAATTTAAGCCAAATATTAGGGGTTACTTCAGATTACCTTTTACATGGTAAAGATGATAATTTATTAGAAAAAAATATTTCCTCATCTTTCCCAATAGTAGGTCGTTTAATACCAGTTATTTCTTGGGTTCAGGCAGGGACTTGGACTACAGTTGATTTTGTCCCTGTGGGTACACAATTTAAGGAATGGTTACCGCCTAATCCTAAGTGCGGCAAAAATGGCTATGGTTTAAATGTTGTTGGGGAATCTATGGCACCAGATTTTAGACCTGGTGATAAAATATATATAAATCCAGACTTTCAAATAAGTGATTTAAAAACAGGTGATTTAGTTATTGTTGCCTGTGAAGGTGAAGATGAGGCCACTTTTAAAAAATTAATTGTAGAAAGCAACGGCATGTATTTAGAACCACTAAATCCCAAATGGCATGAAAAAATTATGGAGCTACGCGAAGGTTGTAAATTAATTGGAAAAGTCGTTGGGTTATATAGAGATGTATAATATTATAATTAAAAAGGTAGAAATTTTAATGCTTAACAAGGTAAATTTTAATGCTTGATAGAAACGAAATCATTGATATATACAGAAGTTATGGCTTTACATTTGAACGAACGTCAGAATACAAAAATATTTTAATATTTACCATACAATCCGGTCATTATCACAATGCAGATATCATAGATCTAAATTATCCAAGTAATAGTACTGCGTATGAAAAAGCTTTCAATGACTATAGCACTTCTGGTTATGCATGTATTAAAAGAAAGTTCACAAATATCGAAAATGTTAAAGAGGGTTTGTTCGAAGGTTTTTTCTCTGTTGAAAATACAAAAAATCACTTAAAGAAAGAATATGAAACTCATGTAAGTCAAATCATTCGTAGTTTCCCAGAAAACAGTGAATATAAGTACATAAATTCTACATATGAAATAAACAACAAAAAAGGGGATAAAAACCCAATAACAGAAATTACAAGTAGACTGAATGATAAAAAACCTGTTTTATTTATCATAGAAGCTGCCGCAGGTTTTGGAAAAACATGTACTGCCTTTGAAATATTAAATCATATAGTTACACAAGAACCCAACATGGTTCCTCTGTTCAGTGAACTTTCAAGAAATAGACAAGCAAAAATATTTCACTATGTTCTGTTAGACGAGATAGATAGAAGTTTTCCAAATTTAAAATCTCAATTAGTTAAAGACCAAATATTAAAAGGGAAAGTGCCAGTTATATTAGATGGATTTGACGAGCTACTACATAATCCCAATAAAGATGAACATAGTAACTCTTCTACATACAATACGGAACCTATGCTCAAAACTATTAGTGATTTACTTACTGAATCAGCAAAAATAATTTTGACCTCAAGACGAACTGCGCTTTTTGATGGTGACGATTTTGCAGAATGGGTTGATCAACATAAAACTTTATTTGATATTTATAGAATTAAAATTAATGAACCAACAATTACCGACTGGCTTCCAGCTGATAGATTTCATAAACTAAACAAAACAAGTTATCCAATTTTAAAATTGAATAACCCTGTATTGCTATCTTATTTACGATTTATATCCGATGAAGAATATTCTAACTGTATTGAAAATCCAGAACTTATCATTGATAAGTATTTCTTAAGTATGCTTGAAAGAGAAAGGAAACGACAAGCCCTTCAATTGCTGCCAATTGAGCAGTCTTTAATTCTTAAAAGTATTGCTCAATATTTCATTGAGAATAACTATACGACTGAAGAAAAAGAGTTTCTACATTTACACATAGAAGATAAATTTGAGGTTATGTTGGAAAATGCTCGAAAATATTATCAAACAGAAGATAGACCAACTATAAACGAACTTATTAATAAATTAACCAGCCATGCTCTACTTGATAGATCTGGAATGAGTGAGGAAAGAATTGGTTTTGTAAATGATTTTGTTTTGGGACACTATGTTGTACCAAATATTATTGAAACCTCAGATTGGTTAGGGGATAAAATTTTTATTGAACCCGCCGTTACAGCTACTACCCCTACTTGTGAAGATAAAAGAAGTGAGCTTTGGGATAACCTTGATACATTTTTTTATGTAGAAGATGATGATTTAAATTTAAAAGTAACTACTTCAATAAAGCTTAAAAGTGGCATCTATTTTAATCTGCATAATCAACTTTTAGATAGAGTTAATTTATCGAATATTATATTAGGTGAAGATCACAACACCGTTAAAAACTTTACTTTTTATAACTGTATATTCGCGAATGTCAATTTCAATTTAGATAACTTAACTGATGTTGCATTTGTTGAATGTAAATTCTTTGATTGTACCTATTTCGGCTTCTCACGCTCAATTATCGAAATGGGTTGCTCAGGACAAAATGATTTATTTTTTGATTTTCTAATAAATCTCACCAAAGAAGATGAAAATTCAGATAGAAGTGATGAAAGAACTTTTAATGAAATTGAGTTATTTATTTTGGACAAATTTTGGCCTAAAGGTAGTTCATCTATGCATAAGCATAGACACCATAATGCTATTTGTGGCCATTCGAAATTTGCTTTGACAGAGTTAATCAAAAGTCTTAAACAACTGAAAAAGAAAAAAGTATTGTTAACACCAGATAAAGAAGATTTTTATGAAATTAATTTTGAATTTCTTCCTTTAATTAAAGCTGCTCTTGGGAAAAATGATTAATGTCTATTCAAAACACTCATTACCAAAGAATTTTAAATGATGTAACTCGGCAGATAGACACTGAGTTCAACAAAATTGGGTTATTGTATAGACTATTCGGAAGGGTAAAATCTCCAGATTCATTAAAAAACAAGATAGAAATGAATCCTGGAAAATACCAATCAGATATTCATGGTAAAAAAATTCAGGATGTCATTGGGCTGCGTATTACACTCTATTTCACTGATGATGTAGAAATCGCAATCGAAATTTTGAAGAAAATTTTCACTTGGAATAAAGAATCGTCAAACATAGATGGATATAGCCAAAATACTTTTGATGCGACGAGATGTAATTTAATTTTTGCTTTACCAAAAGAACTCTGTTTAACCCCCTACCTTGATGATGAAGGGCTCTGTGATAATACATTCGAAATTCAAATTCGTACGGTCTTTTCTGAAGGGTGGCATGAGGTCGAGCATGATCTAAGATATAAGCATAAAGATGACTGGAATGACTTTGAAGACTCATACAGAACACTGAATGGTTTTTTAGCTAGCTTAGAGACTGTGGACTGGGGAATTTTACAACTTTTATCAGACTTAACCTGGAAGCATTATAAAGCACAGAACTGGGAGGCTATGCTTAGAAATAAAATGCGGGTCCGTATATCTAAGCCAAAAGAAAAGCTAGATACACAAATATTAGATATTCTTAACGATGATCCTAATGGTATTGGTAAAAAAATTTTTCGATCCAACAGAAAGATGATTCTTAATTTCATTTTTGAAAATAAGATTCAGATTCCTTTAACTCTAAACAATCTCATTTATATAATAAATGAAATTGAACAACTAGATAGCAATCTAACAAAAATAACCCCAACAGTTATTCTTAATAAAATTAGAAATAACTGATGAGGTTACTTTTTAGGCGAAGTTGAATGAGCTTCACCTTCGCCTATTCCCTTTTAAATTAGAAGAAAATATTAGTAAACTTAAGCTCATATCGTTAATGATTAATGCATCTTTTGGCTCGTAAGATTTGAATTCTAGCTTGCCAAAAAAATAATTAAAAACAAATAAAAACATGAACTTGAAATAACTAATAATTTTTTCTATTTTTTGTAATAGCATCTTAATTATAGATTTCATTTTTTCATACTACCATCTTTAATGGTGATAGCAATTAAACCCCACAACACTTGTGAAAGCAATATTTAAAAAAAATTTTAACATAAGAATTTAATATATATACATCGCAACATTTGCACATAGTAAGTAAAAGCATACATTGTTGACTAAAAAGGTAAGTTAACTTACCATACAGAATATGAACTACTAAAAAGCCCCGTGCTCTTGGCGGATGAACGGGGCTTTGCACTTAAGCGAGATAAGTATGAAACAAAAGCCTATACATAGTCAAACGTCCCAACGTTTACACCAGCACCCTTCTGCTACTGATTATCAAGTCAGTACACGCGACTTCATCAAAGCCAATCTAAAAGATGCGCTTAAGCTCTTCCCTATTATTTTAGTCATTTTCCTGCTCTGGCTTCTCCTTACCTTTGTCTTTTACGGCTTTTTTGGAGGATAAGCCCATGGGACAATTACAAACAGCTTCCAGCACACAAACTAAACCATTTAACGGCTCGTTATCGAACAAAATACAACCGACAAGCTATGACGCACAGCGACTTGTAAGCCCTCTAAATACTGGGTATTCAGCATCATATACACATGGTAAGACCAGTAATATGGAGCCTGTCATGCAAAAGAAACGCTATACCACACCATTCGCAGAATTCATCTGTAAAGACGTGAATGGCTACTACAACGTACGCCTTGGCCCCAAAATTTACCTGGTCAAAGTGTCACTAAATTACACCCCTGATTTTGATACAGAATTCTTCGGTGGACTTCAAGCTGCTGCTTTTGACTGGCATTCGATCCTCGTCAAGGAAACGCCAGATAGCGAGCCTCGCCCGATCAATGAAGAAGAATTATCTGTGTACTGGCTAAAAGGTAATATCAAGAAACTCGTAAATTACCAACGCGCCATTCAACGCAGTGCCAAAAGCCAAACCCCACGCTACAGCAAAGAACAACGTATTGATTACCGTAACGCGCAGTACAACGGTGCCTAAGGAGATTTAAAATGAATGCAGCAGTGAATCAACAAATGGCATCGGCAACTACACTTGATGCCTTGCAACTGATCCAGCTTGAGTTAAAAGCACCAAAGAGCAAATACAACAGTTTCGGTAAATTCCATTACCGTAGCCTTGAAGATATCCTCGAAGGTGTAAAGCCGTTATTGCAGAAATACGGCGCTACTCTTGTGGTGACTGATGAAGTACAAGAGATCGGTCCTGTTGTGGTGATCACGGCCAAAGCAGTCTTTACCGATGCCCAAGGCAAACAAACCATGACGACTGCGCATGCTGGTGTCGAGATCAATAAAAAAGGAATGGATGTAGCGCAGACTTTTGGCTCATCCAGTTCCTATGCGCGTAAATACGCATTGAATGGTTTATTCCTGATTGATGATACCCAAGATGCTGATACTGATGCGTTTCATCAACAGACCAATGCACCGGCCCGGAACAACCAGCATAATGCCCCTGTTCAAAACCAGCAGCGCAATCAGAATCCACCACCGGTTCAGCAACAACGTCAGCCGCTGCCACAAAACCAGATGGCTCCGGCCAATGCTGCTCAGCAATTGACTCAAGACTTCCAGCAGGCTTTAAACGCGATCCATCATGCGGATAAAGAAGCAGATCTGGGGCCGATCTATAAACAGTTTAAGGGCACCCGCTACGAAGCCCAGATCGTGCAGGCCTGCAAGGCAAAAAAGGACATGGAGGGTTGGAGTGCGTAAAAACCTACATCTTTAAGTATGTGGCCAAGCTTCACGGCAAAGGCAGCTTACGAGGACGTGTAGAGGCTACGACAGCTCTCCAGGCTAAACAGCAGATCCTGCAAGGTAATGAAATGATCAAGGATGTTTCAGTCTCCTTGTTAACCAATCAGAAGGCTGCCCGCACGCAGTCTTTTGAAAAGTTAAATAATTAAAAGTTTTTGAAAATGGCAGTATGAAGAATTTCAGAAACTCTATTAGACCGAGAATTTAAAAACACACTTCTAAACAAGAGAACATTCTTAGCAATGTTCTCCAGAAGCGATCGTATTGTTGACCCATGCGGTTGTTTCTGGAGAACATTGCATAACAGGTAAAAGCATGAGCATTATGCAAAAATATATAATTGTTGTTGAATCTGAAAAACCACCAAGAGTGTGTTTGCAAGATGTGATACCGCAAGTGGGCAAAGTTTTAGAATTGAAATCTGAGGAGCTCCCTCACCGGGTCGATACCAAATGGGTAATGGAACGTTATGAAATGGCACGCACCACGGTAATTGAATTTTTAAAACCATTTAATAAAGGTTCGGGTGGCAAGTATTCCTATGATCCTTTAGAGATTATCCCAGTGTTAGATAACCGCCATAAAATAAAACGCGGTGCAAAGAGAAAAAACTAAGCCCCTAGTAAGGGGCTTTTCTTTTATGCAGCATTTAACATTTTGGCAATCTCAGATGCACTTGGATTGTAATAAGTATTCACCAGTACATTAATCGTTTTATGACCTGTAATTTTAGCGAGGATCTCAACAGGGATTTTCTGAATATTTACCAGACGTGTAATTGCTTCATGGCGCGTATCATGGAACGTAATGACTCCATTCAAGCCAACTTTCGCTAAATTCCTTTGCCAGATAAGTCGAAACGAATTGCAGTTATGTTTTAACAGCTTCCCTTTTCTACCCTTTAACAGATCCAGCAATTTACGTCCGCGTGTTGTCAGAGGCACATCCCGAGCACTGCCATTTTTGGTATCTGGTAAATGCACATAGTCACCATAATCATGGATGTCATGAATACCCAAGATCTCACCTCTACGCATAGAAGATTCCATGGCAAACAAAAATGCCCATGCTACCTCTTGAGCTGGTGTAACCGGCTCTTTTTCTTCATTGTAGTTATCTAAACCAGCTAAGATGATTTTTACATGTTCATCAGTGATTCGTTGATTTCGTGGCGGCGGTAGAGATGGCTTCTTGATAACTTGAACAGGATTATTTTTTAATAAGAATAATTCACTAACAGCATATGTGAATACAGCTGAACATAGACTTAGTTCTCGGCTGACCGTACTTGATTTAACAACCTTTAAGCGACGATCCCTGAGGGCAACCATATCTTGTGGAGAAATATCGTAAATTGAAGTATTTGCTAGATGGCCACAATAATAGTTGAGACGTTTAAGATAGTTCTTTATGTATGAGCTGCTTTTTTTATGTTTCCCTACATTTTCGTAATACTGGATGAATAGTTCGGAAAAAGGGATATCTGGTTGTTCGAGTTTTTTTAATTCTTCTTGGTATTGCAGCTGAAGCTCCATCAGTCGACGTGCAGCCCAATCTGTACACTCTTTTGCGGTGTCTCTTGTAGCTGCGTCACGGAGATGTTTGTATTTTACTTGGATACGATAAGAATTACCGCGCTTGACTGGCTTTTGCAT